TAGTAATCTACAAGCTTCTAAATACCTACTAGCTGCATGGGGACATGCTAATAGCATGTCATCCCCTATCACAGCATATGTCTTATCCTCTGACTCTATAAGAGACCATTGAATAATCATATGATGTGTAAGGGCCATTGCAGGCCAAGAGGATAGGGCACCCATTGGTTGCCCCACTTTATACTTAACTGTTTTACTCGTAAAACCCTTAAGAGAAAAGTCCCTCTGTAACAGTATAGACCATGCCGATACTACCTTTTGTGGAAAGATGTTAGAAATAACTCTTTCTTGAAGGTATAAAGGCATTCTATCTGTGGCAGCAGTAAGATCAAAACAATAAAATCTTTTATTTGTTTTACCCTCACTGTCTAGATAGGTACCAGACTCCTTTAGAGGATGCTCAATCACGGCATTCGGTGTAGTGGTCTTTCGACCGTATAACTCAGCACAAGCTGTGTGGTCGAAAGTTCCATCAGATTTTCCAAAGCTCTTAAGCACATTCATTATATGATTGTGAATAGGAGCTAGGACTGTCTGACTCCACATATCGAATATAGCAATGATCCTAGTTTTACCACCACCTTCCGAGAATACATGTATTCTTCCGAGAATGGAGTCCTTGACAAGAGGGAAGATTTTCCCTATTATGTCATGGATTGGTAAATCACTTTTTAGCTTGGGAGATAAATCTAATAACTTAGATTTAAACTCTTCAGAGTTAATTTCTAAATGAATTTTATTCATTAAGTTTCTAACTTTAAGAGAGTTCCTCTCACTAAAAAGTGAATCTAGTAATTGCTCTACCGCGAACAATTGAGCAGGATTCCTCCTAAGGCAATGGTAATCAATATATCCGGTTAAGGCGTTAGCCTTCGGTCCATTGACACCCGCCTTAGTAGTGGAGAACACGGGACCAGGAACTGTAGCATTTGAAACTTCAAATTGCTTTAGTCCCTTTCCCTGAACGAACAAATTAATGTGTTCCACTAGCCCTCTTGGGCTTTTAAATGGATCATCATTAAGAAGTTCAGTTATCTGTTCCTCACTAAGAGAATCTTGTCTGAATTCGGGCCCAGGCTCAACAATAGTATCATACTTATATTCTGGATCTAAAATTATTAATTTATAGATCTGAATAGCAGTAAGAAACA